GTGGGCCGCACCGCCGATCAGAAGGAGAAGTTCGCCAGGGAGCAGCCGTTCTACCCGGATGCACCGCAGGAGCCGGTCAGCGCAGCTGATCTGATCCGCGAGCAGCAGGAGATCCTCGCCAGAAACGGCCAGCGCCAGCAGTGGCGTCTGGAGTACGACAACATTCTGAAGCAGCGGGAGATGGTCGATGATAAGATCGCGTCGCTTGAGGCTCAGCTGGCCCAGTGGAAGCATAGCAGGACTGAGCTCGAAAAGAGAGCACGCGAAGCCGTCAAGAGCCCGGCAGAACTCCGGATGGAGTCCACGGAGGAGCTGGAGCAGTCGATCGAGAACATCGAGATGATCAACAGGAAGGTTCAGGCAAACCTCAACAAGGCACAGGCCGAAGAGGATGCCAAGGAGTTCCGCGATCAGTACACGATGCTGACGGATAAGCTGGATGCCGTCCGGAAGCAGAAGATCTCCCTTCTCGACAGTGCAGATCTCCCGCTCCCGGGGCTGTCAGTGAAAGACGGCGAGCTTATTTATAACGGTCAGAAGTGGGACAACATGTCCAGCGCTGAGCAGATGATCGTCAGCACATCGATCGTCCGCAAGCTCAATCCGAAGTGTGGATTCGTGCTTCTGGACAAGCTGGAGGCTATGGATCTGGACACGCTGAAGGAGTTCGGCAGCTGGCTGGAGCAGGAGGGCCTGCAGGCCATCGCTACGCGGGTCAGCACCGGCGAGGAATGCAGCATCATCATTACGGACGGGTATGTCGAGGGACAGGACGGGGACTTCACCGTGGATGCGATGGCACCTGATCCGAAGACACCGATCAAGGTCACGGGATGGGTCCCGGGACAGTTTTAAAGAAAGGAGCATAAGATGCAGATTACGAGTGGCCGAATTAAAAAGGCTCTCAAAATAGTGTTGTACGGCCCGGAAGGAATTGGAAAGTCCTCACTCGCCGCCTCTTTCCCGAATCCAGTCTTCTGCGATACGGAAGGATCCACCGATCACATGGATGTGAGACGGTTCCCCAAGCCCTCATCCTGGCAGATGGTTCTGGATTGCGCAAAGTACGCTAAGGAGCATCCTGAAGAAGTTGGTACCTTTGTCCTGGATACTGCTGACTGGGCTGAAAGATTAGAGGTCGAAGCGCTTTGTGCAAAAAACGGGTGGAGCAGCATCGAAGCCGCAGGATACGGCAAGGGCTATACCTATTCCGCCGAGGAATTTGGACGGCTTCTCAATATTCTTTCGGAGGTGGCAGAGAAGGGCATCAACGTGGTCATCACCGCCCATGCCTGGCTCCGGAAGATCGAGCTGCCGGAAGAGATGGGAGCCTACGATCACTGGGAGATGAAGACCTCCAAGAAGGTCGCGCCGCTGATCCGCGAATGGGCCGACGCTGTGCTGTTTCTCAATTATAAGGTGAATGTCATCAATGTGGACAACCAGGGAGCGGCCAAGGGTAAGAACAAGGCTCAGGGCGGCCGCAGGGTGATCCACACGAACCACACGCCCTTCTGGGACGCAAAGAACCGCTACGGGATGCCCGACGAGTTGCCGCTGGACTATGAGTCCATCGCTCCTCTGTTCAGCGCTGCACAGGCACCGGTCACAGCCCCCGCGAAGGGAACCCCCGCGAAGGGCACCAGGACTCTCAAAAGAACCCCGGAGATTAAGTCTTCCGGACGAGCTGCTGCACCCGCTCCCACGCCGGATCCGGCGCCTAAGGAAGAGGATATCAAGGCTTTACGCGGATTTATAGCAGAAGAGGATATCTATTTCGAGAAGAACGGCGGAGCCTTCATGGTCAAGAAAGGCAACACGGTCCCGACAGTGCTGCTGGACGGCGGCAGGCAGATCGACAAAGCAGAGTACGACAAGCTCAGAGAGCCGCCTGTCATCGAGAAGGCCGAAGATATCGCGAAGGTACCGGTCGAGTATCAGGAACCGGATCCCAGGATCCCCAAGTCACTCCGGGATCTCATGATCGCCGACCAGATCGACGAGTGGGAGATCCAGAACATCGCATCTGCCAAGGGTTATATGCCGGCAGACACGCCGGTCTCCAACTATCCGAATGACTTCCTTGAAGGATGGTGTGTAGGATACTGGCCGCAGCTGAAGGCTGCAATCATGGAAGCACGAGACAAACAGGAGCTTGAATACAAATAAGGAGGAATAAAAATGGGTGCAGTATTAGATCTCGACAGCAGCATGGAGTATCAGGAGCAGTATCCGGAGATCCCGGAAGGTGAGTATGACGCGGTCATTGATCACACCGAGAACACACGGATCGAGAATGACGGCAAGTACAATGGCAATCCTGCCGCAGCTGTTTATGTCAATGTGCACGTTCAGGGACAGGACATGCAGCACAGGGAGACGTTCATTCTGAATACGGACTTCCAGTGGAAGCTGTGCCAGCTGTTCATCGGTACCGGTCAGCAGAAGAAGGGAGAGCCGCTCCCGAACCTTCGCACGGCTCTCGGTCAGCTTGCCGGCCAGACCTGCCGCGTGAAGGTCACGAAGACCAAAGGCAAAAACAGCGACAAGGTCTTCACGAATCTGACATTCCTGGAGAAGAAGCAGGCGTCCTGGGGCGGTGGTTTCTGATGATGCAGCTCAGACCGTATCAGGAAGAGGCGGTCGAGAAGGTGTTCACGGAGTGGGATGGCGGCAAGCGCAAGACACTGGTCGTCATGCCCACCGGCACCGGTAAGACCATCGTCTTCGCCAAGATCGTCGAGGAGTGCGTAAGACGCGGCATGAAGGTCCTGATCATGGCACACCGTGGGGAGCTCCTCGACCAGGCCGCCGACAAGATCTTCAAGGCTACCGGTCTCAAGTGCAGTATCGAAAAGGCGGAGCAGTCGTGTCTGGGTGAATGGTATCGGGTCGTCGTCGGATCTGTGCAGACGCTGATGCATGAAAAGCGGCTGCGGAGGTTCCCGCAGGACTACTTCGACGCCATCATCATCGACGAGGCACATCACTGCGTCAGTCCCAGCTATCAGACAGTCCTGCAGCACTTCACCGGAGCGGATGTACTGGGAGTCACTGCTACACCGGACCGGGCAGATATGAAGAACCTTGGCTCTTATTTTGAAAGCCTGGCGTTTGAGTACACCATGCCGGAAGCGATCCGGAGCGGGTATCTGGTACCGATCAAGGCCCTGACAGTCCCGCTGAAGATCGACATCTCCATGGTCGGCATCAGCGCAGGCGACTTCAAGGCAGGCGAGATCGGTACGGCACTGGATCCGTATCTGTACCAGATAGCAGACGAAATGGTGAAGTACTGCATGGACCGTAAGACCATCGTCTTTCTGCCGCTGATCCGCACCTCCCAGAAGTTCATGGAGATCCTCAATGAGAGAGGCTTCGTGTGCGGAGAGGTGAACGGATCCAGTGAAGACAGGGCCCAGATCCTGAAGGACTTCGCCGATGGCAAATACAACGTGCTGTGCAATTCTATGCTGCTCACGGAAGGTTATGACAATCCGGCGGTGGACTGCATCATCGTCCTGAGACCCACCAAGAGCCGCCCGCTGTACGCGCAGATGGTGGGACGCGGGACCAGGCTGTCTCCGGAGACCGGCAAGGAGCATCTGCTGCTGATCGACTTCTTATGGATGACAGAAAAGCATGAGCTGTGCCATCCTGCAGCGCTCCTGTGCGAGGACGAGCAGGTCGCACAGCGAATGACCAAGGATCTCGAAGAGAACGCCGGACAGCCCACGGACATCCAGGAAGCCGAAAAGAAGGCTGCCGAAGAGGTCATAATCGAGCGCGAAGAGGCGCTGGCCAAGGAGCTGGCGGCTCAGAGACGGAAGAAGCAGAGGCTTGTGGATCCGCTGCAGTACGCCATGAGCATCAACGCAAGAGATCTGGTGGACTATGTGCCGGCATTCGGCTACGCCGCTCAGGATCCCTCGCAGGATCAGAAAGACTGGCTGGAGAAAGCAGGGATCCGCTCAGACAGCATCAAGTCATACGGCGAGGCTCAGCGGTACATCGGGGCCATCGAAGACCGTAGACGGATGAGCCTGGCTACTCCGAAGCAGATCAAGCAGCTGGAGATGCGCGGCTTCCAGAACGTCGGGACATGGTCTTTCGAACAGGCACGGAAGCTGATC